GGGCGTCTTCATACGTACTCGCGGCGGGTGGGGTCGAGGCCTGCGGCGAGCGGGCCAGGCGGGCCGCCGTCGCCGGGCTGTGGGGCGCCGTCGCGGCGGCAGACGAGCGCGTCCGGGTCGTAGGACGGAGCCTGCAGCGAGTAGCCCTCGGGGCAGGCCTGCCCGTCCTGGCCGTTCTCGCCTGCGGGCCCTTGCTCGCCCTGCGGTCCGGCCGGCCCGGGTTCGCCCTGGGGTCCTGGTGGTCCGGCTGGGCCTGGCGACCCGTCGGCGCCCGGGGCTCCGGTCTGGCCGACGCCGTTCTGGCCCGGCGACCCCGGTGACCCTGTCGACCCCGGTGAGCCCGTCGGGCCTGGTGTTCCGGGTTCGCCCTTGGGGCCCGGCGGGCCGGGGATCGGTACGGGTACCTGGATCCGGGCGGGAAGGTTTTTGACCGCCTTGCTCGGGTCCGGGGCCTTCGGTGTTCCGCCCGCGGCCTGGACCTGTGCGCGCAGTACGCGCACGTCCCCGGCGAGCGTGGACACGGCATTGCCGCGCAGGTTCGCCTCGTCGGAGAGCTGGCTGTACCAGGACCAGCCGATGACGCCCGCGCCTGAGAGAGCCAGCAGCCAGCAGAAGACGGCGATCCATCGCCAGTGTCCGGCGAGTGCCCGTTCTGTACGGGTCACGGATCGCCTCCCAAGTTGATGATTTTGACGCGGAGTCGGGCGATTGCTGTCTGGTCGGTGACGCGCTGTTCGAGGAGCGCGGTGATCCGGGTCTCTCGCTCGGCGAGCTCTTTGCGCAGCCCGTCCCGCTCCTCCTGGATCTGGTCGATCTCGGAGTTGAAGCGGGCGGTCGCGTTCTCGCCTCGCTTGCCGAGGTACGCCACCACCGAACCGGACAGCACCCCGGCGAACGCAAGCAGTGCGCCCAGGGTGGTGGCGTCCAAGGTGGCTCCCTACAGGTCGCGCGGTGCGGTGCTGGCCTGCCGGTTGGGTACGGCCCAGGTGACGCCGAGCTGTGCCCTGGTGACGAGCTTCAACGTGCGGTCTCCAGACATGAGAAAGGCCCCGGTTATCGGGCACGGCACGGGGCGGGGTGGGTCAGGGAGTCGGCACGGTGAGCGGCATGAGGCCCTAGGTCTGGATGAATGAGACGTGCAGGCGAAGGTTTGATATGCCGGCCCCGGCGGTTCCGGAGATGTTCGCTGACGCGGTGCGGAGCGTGCAGATGCCATCCGTGCCGATCACGAAGCCGCCCTCGGACGAGCCGTTGTCCCACGACCCGTTGATCGTCCCGTTGGTTGGGCACCAACCGGCCGGTACGGTGCAGCAGACGGGCTCAGGGCTGACGATGTTTCCGCCGGTCTGGACGATGTCGGCGCCGGTCCGCGCCACGTACATGTCGAGGACGACCATGCGGCCGGTGCGAGCGCCGCGGAAGTCGTTCACGGCGAAGCCGGTCCCGGCCACCAGACCGGAGTTCGTGGTGATGACGGGCGGGCCGTCGTTGAGCCGGTTGCTGGTGATCCGCATTCCGGGCTGCCACAAGGTCACAGCGGCCTCCTTACAGGGCGACGGGGGCGGGGTGGGCGAGCTGCACGTCAGCGCCCGCGGCTTGCGCCTTGACGATGCCGTTGACCGAGCGGGCCACAGTGAATTTCTGCGGCGTCAGCTGCTGGAAGGCCGCGTAACTCGCGACCACGGGCAGCGTGTTGGTGTTGGTGCTCGACAGGATGGACCGGGTGCCGATGGCTCCGGCCGCGGTAAGACTGGTGTCGGTCGTGGTGACGGACCAGTCCGCCGGCTCGATGGTGCCCTCCGGCCAGATCTTCGCGTTCAGTGTGCTGCCGGTGATCTGGAGGCGGACCGCGAACATGGCGCCCGCTGCGTGCGTGAGGCCGCTGGTGTTGGCGGCCGTGGCGAGCAGGGTCTCTGTGCCGCCGACTCGTTTCCGCAGCGTGAGCGCGACGGTCTGCGTGGTGGCGAAGTCGACGCGGGCCAGGTAGCTGTTGTTCACGTCGGCGAACCGGCCCGCGAGGTGCAGGAAATGACTGCCGCCGGTGGCCAGCTTGTCGGTGCCCACCAGCGCGGTGATGTCCAGGTCCGCCGAGGACCACGGCACGGTCGTCCACCTGGACACGTTGACGCTTCCCAGCGACGCCTTGCCCTGTCCGAACGCGCTGCGCAGCGCGCCGACGTAGGCGGTGAACGCCTTCGTGCGCTGCCCGCTGTCCCGCATCGAGCGGGACAGATCACCGTTGGGGAAGAACGCGGCGCGCTGGGCGTTGGACATCTCGATCTGAACGCCCGCCGAGATGGTGGTCTTGTTGCAGATGTTGAGCGGGTCGCTGCCGTTGATTTCCTGCGCGGCCGTGATGACCCGGAACCCGGCCTGCGTCAGGGCATTGGCGACGCGGTTGGACATCAGGGTGTCGAGGCCGCCGATGGACGTCTCGGGCAGGCCTGGCGTGCCGCTGTAGCCGTGGAGCGACAGACACCGCTTGGCCGCGGTGACGATGCCCAGGGCGATCGGCTCGTCGAAGTTTGTCGACGTCACGTGCAGGTCGGAGTTGTTGGACGACTTGATGCCCGCGAACTCGTAGTGGTTCATCAGGCCGGCGCCCACAGCGCGGGCCACCTCGCCGGAGCCCTGCTCGATGCCGCCGCCGTGGATCGCGATGGACGACCAGGTCGCCCCGGTGACGGGCACCGAGCGGCGCTCGTAGGAGACGCCCTCCGTCTCGGCGGCCGCCAGCGCCGTGTACGACGCGTACAGGTCTGCCACGTCACGCCCCCTGCACGCTGTAGTCGGATGAGCTGCCGCCGGTGTTCGTCCACGTCTCGCCGGTGAGGGCGGTTCCCCACCCGTTGGTGACGAGTCGGTTGAAGTCGTCGTCGACTGCGCCGGTAACCGCGGTGACGGTCATGACCTCGCCGCCGACCTCGATGTCGAAGGCGGCCTCCCACCACCACAGCTGGCCGTCCGTGACGTTGACCGTCAGGGTGGTGGCGGTGGAGGTGGCTGCGGCGGCCAGCACGGTGCCGTCGGTGTCGACGATGCCGAGCGTGTCGTCCTCGACAACCCCGGTTGTCCACGGGCCGGCCGGGGTGCAGTTGAGTTGGAAGTCCCAGTCGTTGGGGTGGCCGATGGTCTCCTGGTAGCCCTGCATGAGCAGGTCCGCACCGCCGGGAGGCAGCCACGCGGGCAGGTTGGCGATGGTGATCCGGTCGCCTGACTCCAGCGCGGTGACCGCTTCGATCAGGGACGGCGCGGCCGCCATGTCCAGGTTGAGGACCGGGTAGCGGGACTCGTCCCACGTCCCCAGGTGCATCCGCCAGTAAGCCTGCGGCTCCGTCTGGTCGTCGCTGTACAGGTTGAGCGTGACGGACGTGTCGTACACGCCCACCCCGCCCGGCGGGTCCTGCACGGACAGCGAGCCCTCGTCCAGGATGGCGCGGCCGGAGGCGCCGCCGTCGCGGGTGACGGTGACGTCGTTGCGGATCTTCTGGTCGTCGTCGACGGGTTCCAGCGGCGGCGCCACATGCCCGGACGTGTTGTAGTTCAGGGCCAGGGCGACGGGCTGGTTGTACATCGAGATGCGGTCACGGTAGGCGAGGCTGATGACGTTGCGCCGCTCGTACAGGATGCCGCCGTCGGCGTCCGCCGCATCCTCCAGCAGCGACAGCAGCGTGTCGATGCGCTGCGGGCCCACCTGCTCCTCAGCAGCAACATCCCCCCACCGCCCCAGGCGAACGCCCTCCTCGGACGACAGGCGGCCCATGCGCTGCCCGGCCGTTTCCCCGGCCCAGGCGTCGATCGCCTGGTCGAACGCGGCCACGGACTGTGCGGGCCACACCGCGATGTGCCCGAGCGCCATGCCGTCGATGTCGGAGGAGTAGCCGTCAGGCGGTGAGGCCACCCCGGTCGGGCGTCCCACGGTGCCCGCGAAGGTGTTGGAATAGGAGCCGGCGTCGCCGCCGACGTCCGTCCACCTGATGTTCCAGTCGACGTTCGAGCCGTCCTGTACGGCGGAGAGCTTGACCCGGATCCACTGGTTGAACAGGTCCGTGCCGGTGCCGATGTCGTGCGTGATGACGGTGGCGCCGTCATCGTCCCTGCCGAGGAGGCGAGTGGAGTCGTTCTTCGTCTGGATGTACCACTCGCGGACGGTGCCCGTCGACAGCACCCGCAGGAACGTTCTCAGCGTGGTGTTGACCGTGTCGAGCCGGTAGACCCACTCGACACTCCACTCGGTCAGCGTCGTCGAGGGCGCAGGGACGCGGCCGTACATGTCGCAGGCCGTCGTTGTTGACGAACTGATCGCGGGCAGCGCTTTGGAGCTCGCGAGGGAGTCGGCCGACGCCCAGTTCGCTGGTGTGAGCTGCAGCGGCTTCACGCCCTGGATCGGCGAATAGGCGCTGGTGGCGTTCTTGCCTTCCTCCATCGGCCAGTACGCCAGCGGCGCAAAGGAGGGGATGCGGCGGCGCAGCGTGGAGTCCAGCGCCTTGGCGCCCTGCCCGAGGCGGCGCAGCATGCCCGCGGCCTCCACCGGCACGCGGACGTCCTTGCCGGACACGTCCCACCGCGACGGCCAGCTGCTGACCTCGCCGAGGAATCGGATGCGCCGGTTGGTGATGGCGGCCGCCCCGTTCATTGACCAGGTGCGGCCGGCCCCGTCCGTGAACGAGGTGGTGCCGACCGCCTGCGCGGTGAAGTCCGGGTTGGCAACTACGGTCCCGTTGATGCCGTTGCGGACTTCGGCCTTGAACGCCGTGCCTGCGAACGGGTAGCGGGGCACGGTGACGGCCAGGTCGTTGGGGGCAACCTTGAGCGGTGCGGTGCTGGCGAACGTGGCCGTCGTGCCCGCGAAGGTGGCCGGGTCGGCGAACTCGGTCCACGGGCCCGCGATGGATGGGGCCCAGTAGTAGCGGACCTCGCGCTGCCCGGCCCCGTTGTCGATGTCCAGCGTCGCTCGCAGGGCCGCCCTGCGCGGCAGTGCAGGCAGTGCGCGGGTGAAGAACGCGCCGGTGAACCCGTCCGTGCTGTGGTGCAGGACCAGGCTCCCGTTCTCCAGGCGCAGCATGTACGCCTTCTGGTTGCCGGTCGGCTCCCACTTCCCGATCAGGACCTGCGCGCCGCTGGCGTTCCAGTCGGCTTCCGCCTCGATGCGCAGGTCAAGGTCGCCGGTAATGTCGAGGGCGGCCGTGTCGGGCGTGGACGCGACGTCGGCCACATTGCCTGTGAGGTCCAGAAACGGGGTGCCCGTCCGGACCGACACCCGCAGTGGCGTGTTGCGGCCGATCAGCCCGAAGTAGGGCGACAGGGGGTTGCGCGGGCTGTATTTGCCGAGCCGGTTGTTGAAGGTCAGCGCGCACTTGCCGGGGTCGACCCGGGCGCCCTCGTCGGCCCGCCCCCGCGTGATGGTGATTTTGTCCGTGACGTAGACGTCGGACGTGACGTCCGTCCAGATGCCGTTGATCAGGAGATCGATGCGCACGTCCAGCGGGGTCTGCGGGAACACCACAGCGCCGCCTCCTTACTGCCCGAAGGCGACCTGTACGTTGCCGCGCCCCTTGACGCGGGTGAGCTTGCGCATGAGCCGGTGGAAGTCGTCCTCGGCTCCCGCCATCTCGAAGCGCACCAGGACGGCACCGCCACCCGCCGATGCGCCCATGAGCGGCGCCATGCCGGTCGTGAGCGGAGCCGAGGGCATGGCGGCCTGGGGGTCGACGAGTCCTTGCATGGTCTTGTCGAGGACGCCACGGTTGGCCTCGGCGCCCTGCGCGATACCGGGCGGCAGCCAGTGGCCGACCTCGTCCGCCATGAGTTTCGAGGGTGAGCCGATGTGGAGGAAGCTGGTGACGGAGTCGACGACGTTGTTTTTGATAAAGCTCTTGATCTTGCCCCAGATCCAGCCGCCCATGGACGAAATGCCGTTCCACAGGCCCTGGATAACGTTCTTGCCCTTGTCGCGCAGCAGACTGCCCATGCCGCCGACCGCCTTGGCGATGCGCCCCGGGATGCCTGCCGCCCACGACATGAGCGCGGACGCCTTCGACGAGGCCGCATCCCGCATCGACTGGAAGGCGCTGGAGGCCTTGCCGCGCAGGGTGCCCGCCAGGCTGGACAGGGCGCTGCCGATGCGTCCGGGCAAGCCCTTCACCCAGTTGACCAGGGACGTGAACTTGCTGACCGCCCAGTCCTTCGCGGCACCGAACCAGCCGGCGAACTTCCCGGGCAGCGTTCCGAACCAGGCGAACACGCCCTTGAACCAGTTGATGGTGGCGTTGAACGCGGTTTTGATGCCGCCCCAGACGGTGTGCCAGATCGTCTGGAACCAGGTGGTCTTCGTGGCGATGAGCACGATGATCACGACGAGGGCGATGATGGCGATGATGATCCAGGTGATCGGGGAGGCGAGGAGCGCGGTGTTCCACAGCCACTGGGCGCCGGTTGCTATGGCGGTCGCGCCGGCCCACACGGTCTGGGCGGCGGCCCACAGGACCATGCCAGCCCTGATGGCCAGGACCGCGAGCGCGATACCGCCGAGGGTGTAGGCCAGCGGCTCCATGACGCCCTTGTTGTCGGTGGCGAAGTTGACGAACTTGCCCGCCACTTCGGCCAGCTTGGTGGTGGCGGTGCGCTTGAATTTCTCAAGGGACTTGGCCGGGCTGTCGGAGAGGGTGTCGGACATCTTCTTCGTGGAGCCCTCAACGCCCTTGATGTGCTTCTTTGTCGTGTCGAGGCCCGGCAGGATGGACCGGACGGTGTCTTCCCACTGGGTTCCCATGAGGGCGGTGCCGATCTGGTTTTGCTTGATCGGGTCCTTGACCTTCTGGAGGGACGCGAAGACCTGGTTCATGGCGTCCGCGCCCGCCGGACCGCCCGCGGCAATCTTCTTGCGCATGTCGTCGGCGTCCAGGCCCAGGCCCTGGTACGCCTGGGTGACCGTCGCGCTGGTGTCGATGGCCCGCAACCCGAACTCCTTGATGGCGTCGGCGGCCGCGTCCGAGTCGCGCACGCCCGCCTTCATCATGTTGTTCATCAGGCCGATGGCGCTGGGGCCGTCGATGCCGAGCTTTGCGAACTGCGGCGAATACTCGTTCAGGGTGTCCAGGAAGTCGTCGGACGCGTTCATCCCGTGCTGCATGCCCCAGGTGACGAGGTCCATGGCCTCGCCCGCGTCCTTGGCCAGGCCGGTCTTCATCAGCTGGCCGACGGCCTTGGTTGTTCCGCCCAGGTCCACGTCGAACGTCTCGGACAGGGCCAGTACGTCCTGGGTGGCGCCCTGCAGACCGTTCTTGACGCCGGACGTGTCGCCGATGTTCTGGTAGACGCCCTTGATGGCCTCGTCGACGGTCGCGGTGGAGTCGCCCCACGCGTTGGAGTAGACGTTGGCGGACACCTTGGACAACTCGGCAGCCTTGGCCGGGCCGACGCCGAGCTGCGCGGCCAGCTTCGCGTTCGCTGCCGACATGTCCATGGCCTGCGCCACGCCCACGCCGAGCGCGCCGGCGACGCCCGTGGCGATACCGGTGGAGACCTGGTTGAACTTCTCCCGGACCTTGCCCAGGGTCTCCGAGACGCGTTCCCTAGCTACGAGGTTGAACACCAGCGACGTATCGCTCATGGTTCACCGCCCCCCTTGGTAGGGGGCAGGCGACCGCCCCTATTTCAACTTGTCGTTGGCTTCCTTCTGCGCCTTCTCGTAGGCGTCCAGCCAGCCGAGGTAGGCGTCCGTCTCTTCGACGGTGAGGGTGTCCCAGTCCCTGCCCTGGATCCCGAGCAGGTGGGCCGCGTCGCCGAGCCGCCTCAATCGGCGATCGGCAGACTCGCTTTTCCCTCTTCCTCCGGGTCCTCGAAGGCCCCGTCAATCTCTTCGTCGAGCTTCTCCAGGACGGCCTCGAGCTGGTCGGCGGGTGCGGTGTCGACGACGGACTTCCGCATCTCGATCAGCTCGCCCTTGGAGTACTCCAGGTCCAGCTCGTCCCAGGCGAAGTCGATGTCCTCGTACCGGACGCCGGGGTGCTCGCGCTTTTGGTACATGAACAGCAGCGCGCGCCGGCACTGGCTGTTGCCCTTCACGACGGCCTGGGTGAAGTCCGTGAAGTTCAGGCCGGTGCGCCGCTCGAGCATCTCCCGCTCGGAGGACATGAGCTTCTTGGGGTTGTACTTCCAGCGCTTGGGCTCTTCGCTGCCCTCGGGCTTGTAGACCAGGAACACGGTCGCTCGCTCTCTATCCGGCCCGGTTCGCGATGCGCCGGGCCATGTCTTCCATGGCCTGCTCTACGGCCTGCTTGTAGAGGGCCTCACGGCCCCGGAATGCGCGGTCGAACCACTCGATCTTTCCGCGCTGATGCGACCACACCTCGCGGTTGCCCCAGACGGGGTGACGCCAGCCCGAGGCGCGGTTCGTGCGCTTGGGGGCGTTGGCGAAGCCGCGAATGTTCTTCGTCTTGAAGGCCTTCACGCGGGCACCGGACCAGCGGCCGCCGAGTTTGACCTCAGGCCGGATCTTCTTGGCGATCGACGTGCGCAGCGCAGGCTGTGCGCTGTGCAGCGACACCATGCCCATGATGCTGCTCTTGGCCTGCTGCGCCCCGGGCTTCAAGGCTTCGCGCATGTTCTTCGCGAGCTCCTTGCGGAGCTCCTTGCCGTCCTCCTCGGCGCGGATCGCCCGGGTCAGGGCGGCCAGCCCGTCGTGCGTCTCGATACCGAGAGAGAACGGCGGGCCGCCGCTCGCCATCAGGTCGTCCCGCGGGTCACGGCCCCGGAGGTGGGAAAGCCGAGCGACACGGTGGCCTCGTCGCCGACCGACCCGTTGATCGGGTTCCAGCCGTTGATGAGGATGCTGCCGGTGTACTTCGGGTTGCTGGTGGACGCGGCGCCCTGGTCGGCGCGCACCTCGAACGGCACGACGGTGCCGAGCAGCGGCCACATGATGGCGTCCAGCTGCGAGGCGGCGAAGTCCTGGAGGAACTCGCAGCCGAGCTCCGCGGACTTGAGGCCACCGAGGACTTCCTTCCAGCCCAGCGAGGCGTAGTTGGTGACGTCCTTCTCCTCCACTTCGACCGAGAGTTCGGCCTTCTTGGTGAAGGCGTTCAGCACGTTGGAGTTGATCGACAGGTATTCGGCGAGCAGCACCATCTTGGGCACGGCAGGCCCCCTTTCCGGACAGGGTGAGGAGCCCGGGCCCATGGGCGGGCCGGGCGGAACTGGTGGGCGTTACTGGATGCCCAGCGCGGCGGCGAACAGGAACGACGGCGTGGTGCCCGAGATGGTCCAGGCGATGCGCCACCAGGGATCCGTTATCGCGGTGCCTGCCGTGCGCAGGATCTGCCCGCCTACCGCGTTCGCCGCGGTGAACGTCAGGCGGGTGGTCGGGGCGCCGAACGTGTTGTCCACGGAGGACTCCACGCGCGCGGTGATGGACGGCGTGGTGCCGGCCACGGACAGGACGTGCAGGGCGGCGTACAGCCGCTTGTTCACGGCGACGGCGCCCACGTTGAGGCCGGTGCCCGTGCCGGTCGCGGTGCGGGCGGTGCCGGGCGGGTGGGCGAACTGGCCGCGGACCAGGGGCCAGCTGCTCTTAGCGGTCGACGTCCACGGGGCGACCTCGCCGACCGCGTCGCCGAGCTTGTAGTCCGCGCGCAGGGCGCTCGTGAAGTACGCCAGATCGGCCACGGCCGCGCCGTTGTTCGCGCTGATCGACCAGGGGCCGACACCGCCGAACTGGGCCCAGGACGCGTCATCGACCTTCGTGGAGTCCAGGGCCTCCCACTGCCCCTCAGCGGAGATCTCCGCGGACGCAATGCCGCCCATGACCTCCTTGTAGCCCTGGGAGGCGTAGTTCGTGGACTCCTTGGTCTCCACCTCGGAGGACAGTTCGACCTTGTTGGAGTTGGCGGTGAGGTCGACGCCGGCGGCGAAGCAGCGCACGTTGGTCAGGATGGTCTTAGGCATCGCTGCCTCCCTTCGGCCGGCTCTTGCGGCCGCTCTTGGGCAGCTCGTCGGTGACTTCCTCGGCGACGCCGGAGGCCACCAGGTGCGCGCCCTGCGCCGTCGGAACGTCGACCTCGTCGTTCTTAGCGGGCCACGGTTCGCCGTTCAGCTGCGCGCCGTCGGGCTGCTGCTGCGTGATGCGGATGCGCATCATGTCCTCCCGTCTCCAATGACCTTGATGACGAACTCGGCGCCCACGAAGCTCGATCCCTGGTGCTCGTACCAGCGGTAGCCCTGCACGCGCTGTAGATGGAGGTCGTCGGCCAGGCCTCCCAGGGCGAGCTCGCCGGGGGCCCCGCGGGCGGCCTCGATGGCCTGCTTGAGTGAGGCCGGGCCAGCGCCGGACAGCATCGCGTCCAGGATTTGCTGGGCGGATCGGTCGTCGGCGAGGCCGGCCAGGACGCGACAGGTAATGATCAGCTCGTCGGTGCCGCGGCCCATGGTCTGGTCGTAGTTGACGTCCGTCTCGCCGACAAAGAAGCACGGCGCGACGATCGAGTCCGGCACGTAGCCAGTGCACGTCAGCTTCCCGATACCGGCGGGCAGCACGATGACGCTGGCAGCAGCCGCGATCGCATCGCGTACCTGGGAGATCTGCACGCCGCCCCCTATCCGAAGCCAGGAAGGATGAACGGCTCGATCAGGGCCCAGACGTCCGGGTCACGGCGGGACAGGTTGCGTACGCCCCACTCGGCGGAGCCGATGATGCCCTCGGGGGAGTCCTTGCGCTTGTACAGGCGCGTCGCCTGGATGAGCGCGGCCTCGCCGATGTCGTCCGGGACCGCGGGCCACCCGAACCGGGCAGTCACGCGTATCCGTGTCGTCGGGACGCCCCAGATGCCGTTGACGCGACGCAGCCCGGTGATGGGCTGCCCATCCAGCAGAGCATTGTCGGGGCTCGTCTCGTAGCCCGTGACGGCCGCGAACGACGTTCCGGAACCGCTCTCCACGGCCAGGCCGGTGATGCTGCCGATGTCGTCGACCAGCAGGACGCTTCCGTCGTCCTCGCGCATGACCCGGCCGAACAGCCGGTAGGTGCGCTGCACGGGTGCGGCGTCCAGCCAGAAGCGGCGGCCGCACGTCTTGTCGATGCTGCGGGAGGCGGCCGCCAGAGCCTTGTTCAGCAGGGTGTTGCGGCTGTCGTCGTCGGCCTGGATGCCCAGCTTCTCTTTGAGGGCGGGCAGGTCGCCGTACTCATTGGCCACGTCAGGTCTTCTCTGTGTCCCGTGCGCGGCGGGCCTTGGGCGGCGTCGACCTGGGCGACGTCTTGGTGGGGTCGGTCTTGTCGCCGGCGGGCGGCTCGACATCGCGCAGCCGCAGCTGTTCGTCGACCTTGGCGACCTCGGCGACCATGTCGAGCTGCACGTAGCCCTCGCGCTCGCGAAGCAGCGCAGCAACCATCGGGTCTTCGGTCATGACTTCCTCCCGGAAAGCGAACGAGGTGGAGCACGAGGGCCCGCCCAGGGGGACGTGGGCGGGCCCTCGTGGTGGGGGGTGCTACGAGCCGTTGAAGACCGGGGTGACCAGGCCGGCCCCGGAGACCTTGCGAGCCTGGGCGTAGCGCGCGTGGGTGTACGCGAAGTAGCCGTACACGACCATCAGGACACCGAGGTTGGCCAGCTTGGGCTGCTCCGCCCGGATGTACATCGGGGCGTTCGGGTCTTCCCACAGGTGGCACTCGTTGCGGTCCACGAGGTAGATCTCGTCCTCGTTGGTGCCCGCGCCGTAGGCCGTGCCGATGTTGTTGTCGACGATGACCGGCGTGCCGTTCGGGAGCGTGCCTCGCACGCCGCTGCCGTAGGTCGTGCCGAGGTTGGTGCCGGCCATCTGCGCGGCGATGCCCGGCTGGCTGATGAGCGGCCAGGTGGACGACAGGGAGTTCTGCATCCAGTACCAGCGGCGGGAGTGCATGACCGCGATGTTCTCGCCCGAGGTCTGGTCCAGCAGCGCGGCCTCGACCCCGGACAGACCCTCCAGCACCTTCGGGTAGAGAGCGGCGGCGCCGCCGGTGCTGAAAGCGACGGGCGTCGCCACGTTGGTCAGGCCGTTGGTGGCCTGGTTGAGCAGCGTGGCGTCCAGCGTCGTGGAGTAGCGGCGGAACAGGTCGTCGAGGACGACGGGCTCTACGCCGGAGCCGCGCTCGATGGCCTGCCGGGACAGCGTCTGCTGGCCCGCGTTGGTCTGCACGTTGATGGTCATCAGCGTGTCGTCGATGTCGACCTCGGCCACGGCTGCGTTCTCCGAGGTCTGCAGCGCCACGCTGGTCGGCGTGGTGATGCGGGACAGGTTGACCGTCATGCCCTGCGGGGGCAGGTCGTGTCCGCGGATGGCGTCCGCGAACGGGCGCCGGGCGGCCGCGGCCGGTGCGTAGAGGTCGGTCAGGTACTGCGGCACCACCAGGCCCGCGAACGCGCCCGTGCCCGCCGCACGCTCCTCGATCTGGGCGCCGCGCTCGACACGCTCCTCGGCCATGTGGCGGGACAGGCGGGCCTGGGCCTCGTAGTCGCCGATGAACGCGGCCGCGACGTCCCGCTCGAAGGTGGAGCCGCGCCGGTCCTGGTCGGGCCGGTAGGTGCGCTCTTCCTGGCCGACGCGGGCGACCTGGTCGTAGGCCGGGGCGCGGTGGGCCGCCGGGACGGTGCGGACGGACAGTGCCGCCAGCTCCACCTCACGGGCCTGCTCGCTCTCCAGCTCTGCCAGAGCGTCCTGCCGTCGGGTGACCTCAGCGTCCGCCGCGTCGCGCGCAGTGACCTGCGTGGTGACGGCGTCCTCGGTCAGGTTGTCGTCGGAGCGAAGCGCCATCAGCGCGTCCTGCTCCCGCTGCCGGGTGGCGATCGCGGTGTCCAGGGCGGTGCGCGCCTGGGCGATCAGCTGCTCGAGCGTCATGCTCGTCTCCTTGCTCGATGTGATTCCAGACGCCCCGTGTCCAGGTCAGACGGCCACCCGAGGCATGGCGCCGGGTGGGCTCGTGCGCGCAGAGCGCAGGGCAAGATCCCGCCGGACGGCGGGAAGATCAGGGGTCAGCGGGCGAGCGCGATCTCAAGGAGCGCGCGGGCCCGGCTGGACGTCGGCGCGGACTCCTGCCGCAGGCTGCCGACGGTGTACGGGTTGGCGCCGTAGCCGACGATGGCGACGTCGCCGCGGTGGATGTCGAACCGGTTGATGCGGTACTCGGTGTAGTCCGGGGACCACTGGCCCGACTCGATACGGAACGCGAAGCTCATCTCGTCGACCAGGCCGGACCGCAGCTTCGGCGCGATGTAGGCCACGTCGTGGTCGCTGGCGTCCAGCTGCGGGGCGTGCACGGACAGGCCGTTGGCGTCCTCGGTGAGGAACAGCGTGCCGGTGGTCGTGCGGGCCAGGCGGCGCAGCTGGTCGTGTCCCAGCACCAGCGGCACGTCCAGGTCGGCGCGGGCCAGCGAGTCGGAGCCGGAGCCTGCCGAGACGACTTCCATGTAGGGGCCGAACGCGTCCCACATCTCGTAGCCCTGCTCGTACACCGAGGCGTGCCCCAGGAACTCGAGGCCGCCGGTGTCGCCGCCGGCGTCGCGGACCTGGACGCCGGACAGGGCAGCCCGCACCGTGGCGCGGGAGTTGGCCTGCTCGGCACAGCGTCGCTGCGAGGGGCGGTCCGCGCGCTGGCGGACGTTCTGGGTACGGGCCGCCGCAGCTGCGGCGAGCGTGGTTGCGGTCATGACGATGCTCCCGATGCTGCGGTCGTAGGTGGCGTGGGGGTGACGCGCGAGCCGAACAGGCGGTCAAACTCCGCGTACTGGTCTTCTGTCAGGGGCGGCCGGTCCTCGAGCTCGCGGGCCTCGGACGGGGTGAGCGTCCGGGAGGTGATCTGCGAGGCGACGGTGCGGGCGCGGGCCTCGGGGTCCATCCGCAGCAGGGCGTCCGCGTTCAACTTCACGTACCGCGGGTTGGACACCAGGAGCCGGCTGAACGCGTCCTCACGACGGCCCACTGCCGGGCCCAGATGCATGATGAGGAACTGGAGGTTGCGCTGGGTGATGCTGGCGTAGGTGATGCTGCTGCCCGAAACGGCGGCGTCGATCATGTCGCCGGGGCAGCCGAAGAACCGGGCGATGTCGCCGAGCCCGTACTGGCGGGCCTCGATGAACTGCGACTGCTGGGCCACCGCCTGGATGGGCTTGTACTCCCAGTCCACGCCGTGGACGAACAGGTCGCCCGTCGTGACGGCCGCCTTGAACTGCTCCTTGGCGATCCTGGCCTGGCCCTTGTCGATCGTCTTCGCGGTGTTCTTCAGCTCCGCGAGGGGGACCGCGCCGGCCGCGAACCAGTCGCGGGCGAACTGCTGCGCGTTCAGGGACTCTTCGATCGTCCACGCCGCGTACGCCACCGGCGACAGGCCCAACGGCAGTCCGGCCACCGTGTACTGCTTCTCGTGCCAGATCTCCCACGGCTCGTACTCGGCGCCCGCGATGATGAACTTGGTGATCTCCGCACCCTTGGCGCGGATCGTCACGTCGGACAGGGCCACCAGGTCAATGCGTCCGGGCAGGCCCCGCCCGTCCGGGCCGATAACACCGGACCGCTCGGTGATGATGCCGAAGCAGTTGCCCCCCCGGTCCAGGTCGACCTGGGTGGAGTACATCCATTCCTTGGAGCCGACCTTCGTGCCGCCCGGGGTCGCCAGGACGGGAGGCTTGGGCACCTCCACCTGGATCCCGTTGACGCGCCGGTAGACGTCCACCGGCATCGTCGACACCAGGTCCGCGCGGAGCCGCAGGCACGCCCACACCGCGCTGTGCCGCAGCGCCGTGTCGTTGTTCACCGCCACGTGCCCGGACCCGGTGCGTTCGTTGCGGGCCAGCGCCAGTAGATCCTCGGCAGTCGTGACCTGCGCGTCGCGGGTAAATGTGCCCCTCAGCTTCGACCAGACGCCCATGCCCGCCCTCCCCTCACGCGAACGAGTCCGCGACGTCGTAGTCCTCAATCACGTGTGGCCCCCGGATGAGCAGCGCCCAGCGGGCGAACGTGACCGCACACAGCGGGCTGATGTCCACGAGGGAGCTGGTTCGGTCCAGCGTCCAGGCGTCGCCCACACGTCGCGTGCGAGCGCCGTTCACCGCGGCCGTAAGCGGCACCTGGTCGATGTGCGTTGCCTTGCTCTGATTCATCGCGTCGGCCAGCTGGCCGCACGCCTCGGTGATGTCGCCAGCGCGCATCACGGCCAGGTCGCCGCGCTGCGGGTGCTCCTTGTCGGCGGGCACGTCGATGCCCGCGGCGATCAGATCGTCGATGAGCGAACCGGCGGGCGCCCCGGATGAGGCGATCGCCACGGCCACCGGCTTCCACAGTGCGTGCAGCTTGACCATGGCGGGCACCACCCAGTCCGTGCCCGGGCGGCGCGCCACGACCTCCACGTGCACCAGGCCGTCGTCCCTCTTGGACGCCACCCCGATGGACGCGTAACTGCGGTCCTGCGACACGTCGATGGCGAACGCCACGTCGTGCGTCGGCCTGCTCTGCGTGTCGACGAGCCCAGGCCAAGTCTTCTTCGGCACGTTCGGGTCCACCGGCGGCGTCGGCTTCCGCGTCCGGTTCAGATAGGCCCGGTCGAACTCCGACGGGTCCATCTTCTCCAGCTCGGCACGGATGACGTCCTCGGTGACCGTGTACCCCAGTGCGGGCAGCGTCGCGTACCAGGTGGCCGGGTCGCTGCGGTCCATGTCCTCGGTGGCGTACCACTCGAAGTAGGCGGCGGCCGGCCGTGTGCCCTGCTCCCACAACTGCTCGATGAGCTCACGCCCGATGGCCCGCTTCTTGTTCAGCCACACCGACTTCTGCGTGCCGCCCGCGGACGCCCACCACAGCTGCGCCATCTTCCTGGTCAGCATCGCCGGGCTGAACGCCTGCTCCAGGCGGTCGTCCTCGTGCGCGAACGCCTCGTCGATGAACCCCAGGTCCAGCGGAGGACCGTGGCCGGCCTTCTCCGTGTTCGCCGTGATGCCCATCTTGGAACGCGTCGCGGGCCACAGGATCGCCTCGTTGCCGTTGGACTTGCGGATACGTGCCCGCCTGGCCAACTCCGACGCGGCGATCTTCTCCCAGAACTCGTCCTCCCAGCGCTGCCGGGCCATCCCGCGGGTCTGCGCCGCGTACACGATGTTCTGCCGCTGCCACGCCAGCGCCCGGTGGACCTGCGCGGCCAGGCACAGCTCGGTCTTGCCCTGCTGACGCGAGACGGAGATGCCCACCTCACGGTGGGCGAACAGCCCGGTGGCCGGGTCGATCTCCAGGGCGACATCGGACACGTACTTCTGCCACGGCATCGGCGGTGCACCGAGCCGCTCCATGACCTTCCACAGCTTCGGCCCCAGCGACGGCCGGTCCGGGTGGCGAGGCGTACCCCAGCGCGGCGGGCACTCCAGCCCGTACCGCTCCAGCAGGTCCTCGGCGAACTCAGTCGGGGGACGCCAGGTCTCCGAGGTCGTCGTCATCGTCCGGTGCCCGCCCCTCCAGCAGCTGGGCGAGCGTCTGCCGGAGCTCGCGGTTCAACTGGGGGAGCTGCCGGGCCTCCTCGCCACCGCCGGCGTCAATCTCACGGGCCAGGGCGTACGCCATCTCGGACAGGGACGGCTCCACGCCGACCAGGTCGCCGAGCTGCTCCACGTCGTCGCGAACGGCCTGCTCCACGGGCCCCCTGGGAGTCGTCTCGGGCGTGGTCACGAGACCCCCAACCATGATCGTCCGGCCGGGATTGGCCCGGGGGGAGAAAAATAAAAGCTGGGCGCGGGGT